AGGCGCAAGCATCAAGGGCGTCGTGGACATCCTCAAAGGTGCCAAGGATTTGGTGGGCAGCGCCGACGGTGCCAGCCAACTGTTCTCCCTGTACACCGTGGCCAAGCGTGCTGAGCGCGTGGGTTTGAACAAGCTGAACTTTGGTGGCGCTGTGACACAGGCTGACCTGAACCGCGCCATGAAGGCCATCGACGACACGCCCGGCTTGGCCAAAATCTTTGAAGACGCTCGCCAAGAGTACAACGCCTTCAACAAGGGCATGGTGCAGTTTGCCGTGGACACGGGGGCTTTGCGCAAAGAAGTTGCTGCCAAGATGTTGCAGAGCGACGATTACGTGCCGTTCTACCGTGAGCGTGATGGCGGCGTTGAGATGGTGCTGGGCAACGAGACCATTGCCAAGATCGGCAACCTGAAGAACCAGCCGTACCTCAAGGAGCTGGTCGGCGGTGACGAGCGCATCATCGACTTCATGACCAGCTCGGTGCAGAACGCCAACATGTTGACTGACATGGCGCTGCGTAACCTGTCTACCAAGAGCGCCGCGTTTGAGCTGCGCGACATCGGCATGGCCAAGATTGGCAAGGGTACTGCCTCGGGCACCGACGTGGTCAACTTCAAAGACGGCGGCGAGGACTACCACGCTGTCATCGACACCACAGGCGCAGGCTTCCCGGCTGAGCTGTTGGTCAAGGGCATGGAGGGTATCCCTTACCAGACCACATGGCTGACCAAAGGTCTGGGGATTCCTGCCAAGATACTGCGTAAAGCGGTCACGCTGAACCCAGCCTACGCTGCACGCCAGCTGTTCCGCGACTCGTTGGCTGCTCCGCTTTTGTCCGGTGCGAACTTCACGCCGATCATTGGTGCGCTCAAGGAGATCAACGGCACGGCCAACAAGACGCTGGAGCGTCGTGGCATCACGGGCGGCCAAGTGTTTACTGGCACCCAAGAAGACATGACCGACACCCTGCGCCGTCTGACCGCTGGCGAGTCCGGTTGGCTCAAAGGCTTGGCCAAGCTCGAAGCGATGTCCATGGAGGCCGATGCGCTTACCCGCCGTGCCCAGTACAACAGCTACATCCAGCAAGGCCTGTCCGAGATGGAAGCCACGTACACCGCGTTGGAGTCCATGAACTTCAGCAAGCGCGGTGCGTCGCCAGCCATGCACTTCTTGTCCACAGTGATCCCGTTCTTCAACGCACAGATTCAGGGCCTGAACGTGTTGTTCAAAGCCTTCGCTGGCGACATGCCGTTCAACGAGAAGCTCAAGGTACGTGAGAAGTTGCTGCAGCGCGGTGCTGTCTTGGCCGGGGCCACCATGATCTACGCTGCCTTGATGCAGGACGACGAGACCTACAAGAACGCCACCCCCGAGCAGAAGTACGGCAACTGGTTCATACACGTTCCCGGTTTGGACGAAGCGGTCAAGCTGCCCATCCCGTTTGAAATCGGCTACATCTTCAAGGCGTTGCCCGAGGCGCTCGTCAACATGATGGCCAAGGAAGAGGGCGGCGAGGAAGCGCTCAAGGCGTTCAAGCAGATCGCGCTGCAGACCATCCCCGGCGGTTCGTCATACGGCCTCCCGCAAGCCATCAAGCCGCTGATCGAAGTGGGTCTGGGTAAGTCGTTCTACACAGGCCGCGATCTGGAGTCTGCGTACGAGCAGTCAATGGTGCCCGGCAAGCGCACACGCGAGAACACCACGGACTTCGCCCGCACGGTGGGTGACATGTTCAACGTCTCGCCAATCAAGATCGACGCGCTGATTCAGGGCTACACCAGCAGCACAGGTCTGGCTTTTGTGAATGCGCTCAGCTTTGCCATCCCAACACCGCCAAGCCCTGACAAGGCCGCGCTGCGTGCCTCAGAGATACCGCTGGTTGGTAGCCTGTTCCAGCCGAAAGACGCTGGCGGCATCATCAACGCTGCATACGAGCGCATGAACGAAGCCAAGCAGGTCAAGTCCACGTTTGATGGGTTGCTGGAGAAAGGTCGCACCGAGGAAGCGCGGACGTTCTTGCAAGAGAATCTGGAGAAGTTCGCCAACGCAGGTCTGGCCACCAACTTCACCAGCACAATGCAGAAGCTGTCCCAAGCCGAGCGCGCAGTCCGGGCGTCCGATGCGAGCCCAGAAACCAAGCGTGCCCAGCTCGATCAGATCAAGCAGGCGAAGATCAAGATTGCGGAGGCGGTACGGGAGGCCGGTAGAACCACACCCCAATAAGGCCGTCCTTGATGGCGGGGGTGGCCTTGATACGGAGACGCTGCGCTACCGCTGAGCGCAGCCCGAGTTCCCGGGCTTTCTCCGTATCAATGGCCGGGACGAAGAAGCCCTCACCCGGCTTCAGGCGGGACCAAGGGTAGTTCAGCTTCATCTATGTCATCCGCCCTGCGGCTGATGTGCATCACGTTGACGCGCATGTTGGGGCCGTTGGTCTTGGCCAGCATGTCCTTCTTGGTGTAGCTGACGTGCCAGCCGACCTTGGCTTCCAACTGCTTCTTGAAGTCCGCGTAGCCGAAGCTCATCGAAACGCAATGCTGCTTGAGCAGCTGCTCCTCAATGAAGTATTCGACGAACCCGTTCTGCAGCGTGTTGTGCTCAATGCGGCCCAGCACCTTGTTGCGCGTGATCGACTTCTCGACGGTGTCACCCGTGCCCCATGCGGTCAGGATGCGCTTGTCGTCGGTCTTCCACAGCACCACGAAGCTGCCGTAGTTGTCCCGGGTGTAGGCGTTGAGCACGTCTTCCGCCGTGCGCACGCTGCGCCGCAATGTGCCACGAGCACTGCTGACCAAGTCCTTGAGCGCTGCAAGCACGCCGTTGACCGGCACGTTCAGCAGGTCGGCATACTTTGGGCCCGTCAACATCGCCGCCGTCATGATCGCTGTGCAGCCTGTGTGCCAGTACCGCTCGTCGTCCACGAACTCGAACTCGTTCTTGACGCGCTCATGGATACGTTTCCACATCTCTGAGGCCACAGTTTGGTTCTTGACCAGCCAGCGGACCCACGCTTCGCCTGCCACACCGTAGTTGGTCTTGATGAGCTTGAGCGCTTGGCGGTCTTCGTCGGCCCACTTGAGCGCTTGGTTCGGCGTCCACTCCAGCATACGCAGCAGTTCGCCGTTTGAGCTGTGCTTACGGGCTCCCGACATGTAGTCTGTCAGGTGGGTGTTGGATGTCATCGTGCACGTCAGCTTCCATGTGCTGTTGTTGACGCGCTCCTTGTTGGAGCCGGACTCCATGCGCTCTTTGCCTTGGCCTTCAGTCAGGTCGAAGATGAAGGTGGGGGCCCACTCCAGATCGCCACGCGCCTTGCTGGTGATCTCGTCGATCAGAAGCGGCATGCTGTTGAGCAAGCCTGCGCGTTGTTGCATGGCCACGGGGGATGTGCCCTTGCCTGTGCGGTAGTGGATCGGGTGTCCCCAGACGCCCGCCTTGGCGCTCAGCGTGAGTGACTTACCTGTGCCTGATTCCGTGGAGCCGATGTGCCATACGAAGCCTTCGTACTCCGAGAAGCGCATCAACGAGCAGCCGAAGCTGTCGAGGCACATGGCCAACATGGTGTTCATCTTGCGCTTGGCCATCAAATCCCAGAACTGCCGCCAGTCTTCGAGCGTGCCGTTGCTGCTGGTGTTCTTGTTGATGTTCTCCAAGCCGGGCATCGGCACCGTCAGCTCGCGGCCGTCAGGCGTGAACACGCGGTAGTTGTAGACGAACGAGCCGTCCTTTTGCCAGCCGCACTGCAGCGGTATGTCCACAGCCTTCTTGGCCAAGGACGCCTCTTCCACGCAAGCCCTGACATAGTCGAACAGGTTCTGGTCATTGCCCTTGCCGTAGCTGGCGATGATGTTCTGGCCAGCCAAGAACTTGACCGTCTCTTCCTTGGACACAACGTGCTTGCTGGGCATCGTCACGTTCTTGGCCCCCATGGGGTGCAGCGCCACAAGGTGCACAACGTAGTCGGTCTCTTGCTTGAGCATGTCAACGACAAACATGTCGTACGCAAGAATCTGGACCTGTTTGGTGAACTTCTTGCCTTCGCCGTCCTTGTCTTCGCGCTCACAGTAGACGCCGCCGTTGGTGCCGTAGCTGAATCCGCGTGGGGCCTTGGGCCTTCTGACTTTCTGGTGTGGGGAGTCCTCCCCCATGTCGATGTCCGTGGCCTCGTCGGGCATGTCGAACATCAAGTCCACATCGTCCGGCACGCCGGGCGCTTCGTAGTTCACCACAACATCTTTCTCAGTGTTGTCGGTCTTGATCTCACGGCCAAGCGCCAGTGGGTTGGTGATCTTGCCGAAGTGTGGGCAGGTGCCGCACAGGCCGGGGTTCTCACTGTCCATCTTGGTGCAGGCGTAGGGGCCCTTGATCTCGGCCAGCTTCTGGCGCATGCGGTCGGCCGGGTAGGGGTGCAGATCGCTCAACCACTTGGACCAGTCTTCGCCGTCCTCACAGACCTTGGTCCATGAAAGCATCCCGCGCCAGATCGGTTCGAGGCCGTCTTCCTTGGGGTTGGCGATGTAGTTGGCCAACTGTGCGCAGCCTGTACCGGCTTCGGTGCGTGCGTGGATGTTCTCGAACAGCGTGATGCTGTTCTGTATGAGCTTGACCTGCGTGGCGTTGGGCTCACGTTTGAGCCGTCGGCCGGGGATTGCCTCGAACTTTGGCGCTTGCATTTCGGGCGTCAACAAAGAATTGATGACTGTTCCCAACTGATCCAGCGAGAAGATGTCGCCTGTACCCATGAGCTTCACGGGGCGCGGCGTGGCGTACTTCTTTTTGAAGTTGGTCGTGCCCGGTACGCGCAGCACTCGGGCCGCGTCAGCCGTCACCGTCATGTCGATGCGCAGGTCTTCCTGCTTGCACAGCCGCTTGAAGTTCTCAGCAACAGGTTTCCAAGAAGTCACATCGACCTCTTTGTCGAGCGGCCAGTAGCAGTGGATGCCACCACCCGAACCCACTACCCACGGGGTGCCCAGCGCGGCCAGCCCGGTCTTTTCCAGAAATGCGTTGAGCGCCAGAGCGGCGGCTTTCTTGGACTCGTAGCCGTCCATGTCGATGAACAGTGCCTTGACGAACTTGGCGTTGTCCGCCATGCGGGAGCCCGACTTCTCGTACGTGGCCAGCGCGAAGTAAACGTCCTTGTCTGCGCCGTGCCACTTGTTTATGGTGGGCTCAAGCGCCTCGATGTTTTCAGCATACTTGTGCTCCTTTTTTGTTGTGCTCAGTTCTGCCGCGCAATAGAACCCGTGACCCGGGGACGGCAAAACAGCCGCTAAAAACTCCAGCGGTGTCATAAAAATCCTTGGGTTGGGTTACTTGCCGTCGTCGAGCAAGTTTGCGAAGCGTGTGATAATTTCCTGTACCCACTCTACGGGCAACTTGTCGTGACCAATGATGTACGCGTAGCGCAGCAGCTCTTGGTTGGTCAGCTGTTGTGGTCGAATGCCTTGCATGCTTTACTCCATGCCTCCTCGGCCGTGCCGGAAGACTGCAAAATTTGAACGAGAGACGTGACCGTCGGACGGTACGCCACGAAGACCTCACCGCCTGCGAACCAGTTGTAGATCGTCTGACGGGACACCCCGGTCAGCTCAGAAATCTTGGTCACAGGAAAGTTGAGGTGCACAGCCCAGCGCCCGAGTTGGTTGCCCAACGTCTTCGGCGCTCGTTTGACCGTGTCGATGATTTGTGGTGAATATGCCATGGTGTTAGGTGGGGTACTCGCTGCACCTGCGGCTTGGTACTGTTGGTTGATCCGGCTTTCGGTCACGCAGTATCCGCTTTCCCCCTGTTTAATTACTCGTCGTCCCAGTCATCGACCATGGAAGCCAAGTTGGCTTTGGCTGCGGGAACAGCGGTGGCCTTCTTCTCTTCCTTGCGCACGACTGGCTCTTCTGCTTCTTCAGCAACAGGCTCAGCCTTGGGCTTGGCTTTCGCTTTGGCCTTGGGTGGTGGAGGTGGGGCTTCGTCTTCTTCCTCCACTGCTGGCGCTGCTTCGGCCTTGGCCTTGCTTGCGGCAGGGCGCTCACCACCAATGCTCGGGTCGGCAGGTTTGGACACGTTGTCCATCTTGGCCACGCTCATGGTGATCGCCTTGATGGCGTCGTCAGAAGCGCCCTGCTCCTTGATGTTCGGGTACTCGTCGTCGGTCAACCAGCGCATGGCCTTGAAGAACAACTTGGGCGACTCGGACGCTGTGTCAAACTTCATGCGCGTCACGACTTCAGATGGGTCGATGTTCTGCGCGGCCAAGTAGCGGGCGTACGCTTGCAGTGGGCGGTTGTCGCCAGTCTCTTTGCCGAAGATCGAAGTTGCGGGCAGTGCCAGTTGCAGCACGTCGCCTTCTTGGTCGTTGGCCAACACCATTGCAAGACGTTGTTGATAGCGGCATGCGCGGCTGTTGCCTTGGCCTGAGCCTGCGATGTTCTGTGGGCACTCGGAGCACACGGACGCTTGCTTGTTCTCGCTGTCAGGGCTTGGCTTCTCGCCGTCAGCAGACCAGCAGTCTGGTGGCGCTGGGTTCTCGGCATCGTACTTGGCCATGTAGAAGACGCGGGACACTTTGGGTGCAGCGTTGACGATCACCACGTCGAGGTAGCGCTCATCCACTGTGGCAACTTCTTTGCCGTTGTTGACCAGACGGAACACACCGCCCTTGATGGACACACGCTTGCCGCCGCCACCGCTACCACCCGCAAGGGCTTTGGCCATGGCAGACAACTCACCGCGTGCTTTGGCGAAGGCGGGGGCTTGGGAAGGGTTGAAGAGAGCTACATTGCTCATTTTGGTTCTCCTGTTGAAAATTTATTTTGTGGGCTTGCGCACACTGATTGCATACTCGGTCATCGTGTTGAGACCGGGAGGAACAACACCGGGGTTCTCATCCAAGAACGTGCCCATGTTGGTCTGCGCGATGCGCTTCTCCAACAAGTCGATGGCGTCGTGCTGTTTGATGAACTCTTTGAACGAGTCCCAGTCTTGTGTGTTGTAGCGTGTCTTGGTGGACAACACCACGGTGCCGTTGTCGGTGCGCACGGAACTAACACCCATCACGAGCATCTGATCCTTGAGCGCCGTCTTGACGGCATCTTGTTGGCGCTTGATCTCCTCGACCTCGGTGTCGAACTTTACAGTCAACTCCTGAATCTTGGCGGCCATTTTGCGGTACACCTTGGCCAGCTTATCCATGGGGATGGCGGCCATCGCTTCGGCGTCGGCTTTCGCTTGGTCGAGCGCTGTGGTGTCGGTTACTTCGTCGTCTATTTCAGTCATTTGCTTCTCCTAAAAGCGGTTGGGGGTTTGTCTAAGATTTGACATCATACATGGGTTTTTTCGGCATGCAACTCCTTTCTTCAAGAATTTTTTATTTCGCTGTCGAACAAGCCAACCAGCAACGTGTTGTCAGAAACTTTGGTTTTCATGGCCCCAAAAAGTTTCTTTTCGATGGGGCTTGACTCGATGTGCACCACGGTAACTTTGTCGGAGTCTTGACCTTTACGGTCGGCTCGTGCTATGCACTGGATGTACTGCTCGACGCTCATGAGCGGTCCGTAGAACACAACCGTGTCAGCTGCCGTTAAGGTGATCCCGTGCGCAGTGGCCGCAGGCTGCATGACCAGCACCTGAATGGTGTCGGTGGTTTGGAAGTCGTTGATGATGCGTCCGCGCTTTGTCGCGTTCACGTCGCCGTGAATCTGCTCAACGCCGTAACCCTTCTTTGTCAGGTACGTGACGATGGTGTCGATGCTGCTGCGGAACAGCGCAAAGATGATGACCTTGCGGTCCGTCTCTTCCAGCACTTCCTCCAACACGCTCAAGCGAGGCGCTGCATCGAACTCCACAACCTCTTTGTCGTCGGTGTATGCCGCACCACAGGAAATCTGCAGCAACTTGTTGACTGCAACACCAGCGTTGACTGCGCTGATCGTCTCACCCGCCGCACGCACCATGAGCTGCTCTTTGAGCATCTTGTAGTATTTGTTCTGCTGCGGGGTCATCGGTACTTCACGCGTCACTGTGAGCACAGGCGGCAAGTCAAGGCACTGCGCTTTGGTGAAACGTATTGCTGGTTGCAGGGCGCTGAACACTGTATCGCGTGCATCGGGCTTGGCTGCCCACTTGAACATGGTCAGCTTGTTCATCACCTTGTCGCGCCACGCCGTGAAGAACTTGGGCACACCACCGGGGTTCACCAGCTTGGCCAAGCCGTACGCATCCACAGGAGACTGCGAAGCAGGTGTGCCCGTCATCATCCACAGGTACGTCTCAGGCTTGAGGATTGAGGCCAGCGCCTTCCAGCGCCTCGTGCTTGGGTTCTTGTACGCGTTGGCTTCGTCCACAATGACCAGATCGAATCGGCCGTCTGCGTTGATCTCGTTGGCGATCAGGTTCAGGCCGTCGTAGTTGGCAATGACGATCTCGTAGTTCTTCTGGATCATCTCGATGCGCCGCGCAGCTTGAGCATGGTGGGCCACCACAGCGGAGCGGTGGATGATGCTGCTGTTGATGTCACCCATCCACGCGCTGTGCATGATCGACAAGGGGCACAGGATCAACACACGCCGCACGTCACCGCGCTTGATGAGATAGTCTGCTGCCCACAAGGCGCTCAGCGTCTTGCCCGTGCCGGGGTCGTTGAAACAGAATGCGCGGCGGTACAGCGTGAGGAAGCTGGCCGTCTCGATCTGGTGATCCATGGGCTTGTAGCGACCGGGCCATTCGTAGCGGCGTGTGATCGGGGATGGTGCGTTCTTCACGCCGAGGTTGCGCAGCACGCGCATCTCGTCCAGTCCCCAGTACACGGCTACTTCGTATGTGCCATCCTGCTCAGAGAGCACTTTGTGTTTTGGGATGACGCTGTACTTGTGTGGGTTGCGTGTGCGCACCACCAGCGCCTTGTTGTCAATGATCTGCATTACGCGTCTTCTTTCAAACGGCACCAACCGTCAAACAGCTCTAACTTACTTGCCCTGTCCAGCCTATCAAGCGCGTCCGTGTAAAAGTCTTTGCCGGACGGCGGCCGTGCTCGTTGCATGTCCACCCACTCCTCCCCGTGCTTGAGCCGCCACATGGTGACGAGCTGCGACATCGGGATTTGAAATGCTTCGCTCTCGTTGGGGTTGAACCTTGGCACCGCCTGTTGCTGTTTTGGCCGCACGCCCCCTAGTCCTTGGTTGTACTTCGCCTTCTCAGTTTCGTACTTCGCCTTCTCAATTTCGTACTTCGCCTTCTCAATTTCGTACTCGTACTTTTGCCGCTCTGCGTCAACTCTGCGCAATTGTTGCTGATACGCAGC